TGGTTTAGAGGGTATGAATAGAGAACAACTAGAAAAAAGATTGTCGGAATTAGAAAAAAATATAAATGAAAATAAACAAATCATCGACATCACAGCAGAATCGATTATTGAAAAATAGCGATTGGAAAACTTTTATTAATCAATTTAATAAAGTACATAACAATCATTTAAATTCAAGTGTTGGCAATGTAGAAATAAAAACAAATGATAAAAAGAAAATTAATAAATAAAAAAGCTAAAAAAGAAATAGAAAAATATCCATTAGTACAAATTAAATGGTATGACATTACAAGTGATAGTACGTGGCAATCAATAGACGATTTAATGACGGCAAAATTGCCAATATGTACTACAAAAGGGCATTTATTAAGCGACAATAAAGGCATTGTAAGAGTATTTGGCGACTACGCCCTTAAAGATGAAAAAACGGGCGTAATTGATGAAATTGCCAACACTACAATAATACCTAAATCAGTTATAATAGATATTAAAAAGATTTAATTTTCTAACTCATTTAAAAAAGACATTATATCCTCTATACAATCATTAATTGTAATTTGAGTGCCTTCATTATCTTTTGGCTCATTTAAAAGTTTTTTAAATTCTAAAAATCTTTTAATATCCTCTAAGTCACAAATTGCTGAGCTTAAATTATTTTGATTTATATTCATATTATTTTAACCTCTTTATTTTGTTTTCTTTATAGTAGTTAATCAAATGCTCTATTGTTTTAGCATAACTTAATTTTACGTCATAAATGTTATTGGATAAATCAGTTAATTCATCATAAACTTTTTTATGTACGCTAATGGGCTTATAATTTGTAAATTCATAAGCCGTTTTTACTTGTCTATTGCTCATTTTTTTCCTTTTTAGTTGTTAATAATGGACTATCAATATCTTTTAAACGTTTCAACCATTGTTTATATGTTTCAAGCATTTTAAAGTTATATTTTTTTAAATAATATAACTGATATTCTTTATATAAGTTTTTCATTTTTTTCCTTTGTTATTGTTTATTTAACCCACTTATCAACGCTGTATTTATTCGCATTAATGCGGGTAGCTTTATAACTTTTATCAAAATTATTATTTTTAGTAAAATAGATAATCTTAATAAAATTATTTAATACAACTATCAATAAAACTATAAAAATAGTTATTATGCTTATGTTGTAAATCATTTTGTTTTATATCTAAGTTGATAATCTAAAAGCGTACAGTCTAAATCATAAGTTATTTTTTTGCCCTTAGATTTTTTTAGTTCTTTTAAACCACCTTCAAAATAATGAAATATGTCATAATCATATATTCCGAAACTGTCTTTATCAGTTTTAGCGTTATATGTTCCTAAACTAGCGTAATAATCAGCTATGCGATTATTCTCATTATTATAACGTACTTTAATATATGCCCCTATTGTTTTTTTTGTCATTTTTTCCTTTGTCATTAGTTTATATTTACTACAAAACCAGTCTTATCGGTTTTTGCAGTACCCTTTGTTGATAAGCCTACAATTACGCCCTTAGGCTCTAAAAACCTTAAATCGCTTATATCCCCATCAACTACGGGTCTATTTAAATAGGTTTTAGGTAACTTACCATTAAAAACAACCGCTATATTAAAAGCCGTTGTTAATAATTCTTTTATTTCATTATCATTAGATTCTGACTTGCTAAATGTTAAGTGATAATTTTTTGGTAACTTAACGCTTAATCGGTTTTTAATTTTTGTATAATCATAAAATATAATATCGGGGTTTAATTCCATAATATTTTTGCCGTCTTTAATAGGATATCGCTCCCAGATTAAATCACTAGTGCCATTTAATCGCACGGCGGGTTTTAAGCCTTTTTTAATAGCCCTTTTTTTAAAGTTTTTAATTTCATTATCTAATTGTAATAAGAATTTTTGGCGGTCTTTTAAAAAGTAATAAGTTTTATTAAGCCTACTATTTTGAGTAAATTCAAATCGACCTCTACCGCTTGTATTTAAACAAGCCATTGCACAGCCTACTGACGCTTTAGGGCATATGTTAACCCCGCTTAACTTGTGCGGGGCTAAGTGTAATATTGCGGTCAAGTACCCTAATTCTATGCTCTTAAGCATTTTTGTGTTATTAATGCCTAAGAGCCTTTTTTGCGGTTTATATTCCATATTAAGCAACTTTTTTTAATATTTGTTTTTCTGTAGTTTTTGTAAAATAATCATACGCTCTATAACTTTTTGCTAAAGCTGACGTTAAAAATTTGGTATCATTTTTTAACGCTGATATCCAACTTTTTAAATACATAGCATGATTATCCCGCAAAGTTTTTTCAATTCCAAAATGTTGCGATAATAAAACGCTCCCAGTCTCAGCCACCAATTCTTCAAAGGCGTAAGATTTTTGCTCACTATCTTTGAAACGTTTGTCATTATCTTTAAAGCGGTCAAGCCTTAAAGAGTGACCCGTTGCATGAATTAATTCATGAAATAAAGTAGAATAATAATGCACTGTTGCTGTTGCATTATCACAACTCAAAAAATTCTCTTTATTTGTCATGTGAATATAGTCACCACTACGGGTATAATAGCAACGTGTTTCATTACTATCTTTAATTTCAATATTTGTATTTTTTACAAATAAATCAATCTCAGCAATATTCTCAACTTCGTTTTTAATAGGCTCAATATCCAATTTAAAACTTGAATTGCTTAAATCAACTTGAGCAACATTAAAAACTGGCGTTGCTTTTAAAAAGGGTATTTTATCCTCTTTTTTTGTTTTCTCATTTTCCTTAGTAAATGAGCCATAATATAAAACTTTGGCTTTATGAGACTGACCCTCTAAAACCTTTGCCCCTACTTTTTGCCAGTCTAAATAAGATGCCCATAAATTATGGGTAAACTCATTTTTATTTAAGATATAATTTAAATTCCAAAAATTAACCCCGCTATAATTCTTTTTTGTGATTGCATTTTGCGGGGCATCTTTAGAAATAAAAGGCTTAAACCATTTTAAACCGTCTTTTTCCATAGCTGTAATTATATCGTTTTTAAGATTAGTTAAATAATCTTTAGCTGATATTTTATTAAGTGTTTCAGTCATTTGTTTTTTTACCTTTGTTAGTTGTTAGTTTTTTATGATAGTTTTTTAACTATCGCTAAGCCCTAATAATTAAGGGCTTAACGTTAATTAAATTTATTTTGGCTCAGTCTGATACCAGTCAATAGAGCATTCAAAATTATCATATGGAATAAAACCATAAACTTTATTTAATCTAAGCCCCTCTAAAATAGACTGTTTTAAATCATCTATATTTTTTTGATTAAGAGCTTTAAAACCTTCGTGAATTACTTCAATTAACCAACAATTTCTTTTATCCTGTGGGTTAATGTTATTATCTGTCACGTTTATATGAAATTTTTCATATACTTTGTTTTTATCTTTTTTGATTAAGTACATTTGTTTTTTACCTTTGTTAGTTGATGAATATTTAATTAGATTAATTTGATACAAAATAAAACAAAAAAATGCAAAATGTTATAAAAAATAATGACGTAAAAACAATGACATATTGACCCTTTAGTTATTCAATTATAAGTTGCATTTGATGAATAAAACAACTGAAAGTGACATCTATAAACTAATTAAAAAAGCCGTTGTTAATCTTAAGTTAAATTGTCATTTAACTAGAATCGAATCGGGTTTAACCTTAAGCGGTATACCAGATTTATATATAGTTTATAACTCTAAATTGATTAATAAAACAGTTAACAAGCCCGTTGCATTTTGGCTCGAATTAAAAGCAAATAATCTAAAAAATTGTAATGTATCTAAGTATCAATTTAACTGGATATTAAAACACAATAGAATAGGCGGGGTTGCTTATATCCTTAATAAGCCCCTCGAGCATCGAGTATTAAAACTCTATAGGGTTGAGCCGTGCAACGTGCTGACTGAGCAATTAAGCGTAGACTACAGCGTCACGGGCATTGCTAACGTACTTGAGTACGTTGCCAAAAAACATTGTATTGCTTAATTACTACCGATAATCTTTACTTATCACTTATGATATATTGTTATATAACCTAACATACTTGAGCCGTGTCCCGTGTAGGTTGTGCCGTTGAGGCTCATAACCAAAGCCCAAATACAACTTAAACGAGTACAACTAATACGGGAAAATTTAAAAAAAGAGTGTCTTTCCAAGAGCATCTTGTGCAGGACTTATACATACAGTACAGTTCATTTCATTATGGGACCTGAGATTTCTAATGTTGACCTATTAACTACAGATCAATTACGAGAGAAAGTTGAGCGTGCATGGATCCAACACATTAAGCTGTGCCAGGATAATTTTTTATATTTTGTTAAAGAGATGTGGCCTGACTTCATCTTTCGTAAAGAAACTGATAGGACCCGATGGGGTCACCATCAGATAATTGCTAATGAGTTTACTAAGATAGCAACTGAGAAAAAAGGGAGGCTCATCATTAACATGCCCCCACGTCATACTAAATCTGAATTTGCCTCCGTGTACTTTCCTGCTTGGATTATAGGGAAATATCCTAAAATGAAATTAATGCAGGTATCTCACAATGCTGAATTATCTGGAAGGTTTGGTAGTAAGGTTCGTAACTTAATTGATTCACCACAGTACAAACAAATATTTGGTGACGTGAGGCTCAGAGAAGATTCTAAAGCAAAGGGACGTTGGGAAACAAATCACGGCGGTGAGTATTATGCTGCTGGTGTTGGTGGTTCCATTACAGGCCGTGGTGCGGATTTATTAATTATTGATGACCCCCATACTGAGCAAGACTCATTGTCTAATACTGCTATGGAGAGATCGTACGAGTGGTATTTATCAGGACCCAGACAACGTTTACAGCCAGGTGGTTCTATATTGTTAGTTATGACTAGGTGGGCTGAAGATGACCTTACTGGTAGATTGATCAAGGCTCAGTCTGAACCTAAAGCAGACAAGTGGAAATTAATTTCATTTCCAGCAATTTTAGATTCAGGATCCCCTGTGTGGCCAGAGTATTGGAACCTAGAAGAATTAGAAAAGGTAAAAGCTTCGTTAAGTATTAGGAACTGGTCTGCTCAATA